CGATTTCACTGCAAAAAGCCCGCCTACTTTTGTGGTGTTTATGTATGTATTGATTGAGTATTGAACCCATAGACATCGCCCGCCCTCCGTTGTTTGTGAGTGTAACCAAAATATAACGATTTCGCACAGCAAAGCATTGTTATCACTGCATAAAATGCACAGATTACAAACTGATCACAAACAGACCACAAACGCCGCACAAACTGCCCACAAATTTGCAACGCTAAACCCCTGTAATCATTGCACTTATTTTTTTCAGCCCACAAATTGACCACAAATAGACCACAAACAGCGCACAAGTTACCCACAAACACAGCGAAAAAGTGCAATGAAATCAAAAGGATATGAAGACATAATAATAATAATCATAATTACAATTAATAATTTAGGCAGTTAGTCAGATAGAAAGCCTGTGAGATGCTCCAAATTATATAGAAGAATCAAAAAAAGATCAAATGGGGATCTTTCGTCTACGTTGTCGATTTTCACGATGCTGTCTAACTGTCTAACTGTCTCTATTCTAATCTTTTTTCTTCTATTTGTATAAATATGTTTGTAATACCTGATCGAATACGTTATTATAAATATGTAAACAACAACAACAACGGAGCACAAAATGTCTAAGTTCGTAACAACATTCAAAAATGCAAATGAAACAAACTACACACTCGCACCTTTCAACAAGTTTGGTATTAAGTTCGACAAAATCAATAAAATTGCAACTGTTACAGTAACGTTAATGAACCCAAAAGCGCCAAAAGGCAAAAGAGTTCAAACATTTGAAACTGTTTCTTTTAAGACTGTAAAGGATGCAAAAAACTATTGTTGGATAAATGAGCATATTCCGGCAATGGACTTAGTAGAAGGTGCAACATTATTAATGGCATACTAATCAACAACAGGGGGAGCAATCCCCCGCCTTAACAACGGAGCACAAAATGCAATATCACGTAGCACTTTTTACAGAAGAAGAACTCGCCAATTTAGCCGCTGATTATCCAGCAGGTAAAACATTTACAATCCAAACAAATGGCAAACGATACGGCACATCATCGCTAATTACGAATATAAATACAGAAACAATAACAATTGTAAAAGTAGAGAAAGTAATCAAAAAGGCATATTGGGGAGATGTTGCAATTTGGACAGTATTCTATAAAACTGATTATTTTAGAGCGTTAAATGAAGAAAATAGAATTCATCAAATGTTTCTAGATAAATTTATATGTCTAGTTAATTAATCAACAACAACACAACAACAACGGAGCAATCATGCACACATTACCCGCAATCAATGTCCATTATCGAGCAATGAGCTTCGATCGATTCATGGGCATGTTTAACAGTATCCCACAAGATCAAGATCACAGATTCAAGCCTGAAAGATGGTATGTACTTTCACAGTGTGGATTGCATATCTATTCAGTTGTGATTTACTTCTGTCACTTTAATAAATGTATCCAGTACAGCGCTGAGCGTGTTAGATAATGGATTTATATATCAAGATGCCTATCAGCCTCCTAGAAGAAGATCAGGCGGCTGTGTGGCATTATTCAAAACTGTACTTGATGCTATTGCGGCGGCAAAAAATTAACTTGACACAATACGCCAAAGATCACAAACTATCATACAACAAAGCCCGCCGACTTTTGAGGCTGGCAAAACAACAACGGAGCAAATAACATGCAACAAAAATATCCCGACTACGTCACCAGCTACAGAGGGCAGATCATTTTCAGATTTCTGTCAAACCTTGCTGATCACTTTAAACGAAATCACTTTTGGATCAAAGGGCAATACGGTCTATACATCAAGAAATTCCGCAACGTGCCTGAGAACTATTTGACACAGGCGTTTCAAGACTATCTGATCAACGAACTTGAATGGCTGCCAACAATCAAGCAAGTTGTACACTACATGACTACACAGCGCAATGACTTCAAACACCACTGGCACAGCGTCCCACTTGATCAAACATATTGCGAGCATTGCCGCACAGATGACGAGGGCAAAGAGGGCGGATTTCGTGAAGTGTACTTCTACGGCTTCAGGCAGTCATTGCAAAAGAAAGCGGAGGCGCATTATAAAGGGGCGTGTACTTGTAATCTTGCTGCAAAGAGCCAGCACAGATCCTATCTTGAGATCATGGACTGGATGCGAGCACAGGATCAATTTGCTGAGATCCATTGCAGTTACTACGAGCCTGATCAAGATCGTATCGTGCCAGCACAAGAGCAGAGCCATTACCACTGGCAAAAGAAGATCGACGCTGGAATCATTTATCTTGATGAAAATGGACACCTTGCGCCATGCTGGGATCATTTTCTTTGGGGCTCTGTATTTGGCGCTATGATGTGCAAGCGATACGGCTGGGAAATGCCGCCCGAAGTTGAGCAACGCTATCAAGCAACAAGGGACAGGCTGCGCAAAGATGAAGTAAAATACAAGCGGGGCAATCAGCGCAGAATGAAGAACAAGATCGGCGAGGATACTAGCGGCAACTATGTGCCTCCTATGTCACTGGCTGAGGCTATGGGAGCGGCTAAGCGTTGACAATGCTTGTATAGTTTTATATAGTGAGGGGGATCGCAAGATCTTCCTTTTACTATTGGAGCACACATGCCAGCAAAACGAAAGACAAAAGAAATCAGTCAGACAGACAGAGAGAGCACGAAGCAAGCCGCCGCAACGCCAGCCGAGCAACTAGAACAAAACGGGCTCACAATCACACTAACACCTGTACAAATGCAACAGATCAACGTATTAGCACAGATTGCACACAACGAAGATCCTGCTGTGTATTGTCGAAAGATTATCTTGCAGCACGTCGCCGATCGTTTGTATTTGGTGCGTCAGTGATCTGCCATGTTTGCGGCTGCGATCCCTGTGATTGTCACGGAGCAACAGTCAAGCATAAAAATATTTGTATCTCAATGAATCCTGAGAGCCTGAAGCAGCTGAAAGAAATACACGACAAGACAGGCAAAAGCAAAAGCCGCATTGTGCGAGATGCCATCAAAAAAGAATACAAGGAGATTAGAAAATGAGCACAGACAAAACAACAACAGAAGATCAAAAAGTAGGCGAGTTTGTACGAATTGACAAACTAAATCCACATCACAAGAACCCAAGAAACAACGATCACGCAGTTGATAGCATTGCAAACTCGATCAAGCGTTTCGGATTCACTAGCCCGATTATCGTCAACAAAGATCAAACGATCCTTGCGGGTCATACGAGATACAAGGCGGCTAAGAAGATTGGCTTGCAAACTGTGCCCGTTGTCTATGTAGATCTGTCGCCTGTCGATGCTGAGTTGCTGATGATTGCAGATAACAAACTTGGAGAGAAAGCCGACTGGAATACTGATCAACTGTCTGAACTACTTACAGGACTAGAAGAAAAAGGCGAAGATCTAACTGTGTTAGGATTCGAAGATCACGAACTTGATCAGTTGCTTGGTGTATTTGATAATCAATCAGGAGAATCTCTTGAAGATTATACACCACCGAACAACGAGGAATTAGATTTAGAAGATTTTGAAGACTTTGATCATACTTGCCCACGATGTAATTTTGAATGGAACGAATAATGAATACTCAAGAAATATGGAGATTTAAGGATGTTAACTTTTCAAAAGATCGAGGCTCTGTTTTTTCTTGCTTCGCTTGTTGTGGTGGCTCGACTATGGGCTATAAACTTGCGGGTTTTGATGTGGTTGGGTGTAATGAAATAGATCCTGAAGTTTTCAAGATTTACAATCTTAATCATAAGCCTCGACTGCCTTTCGTAATGTCAATTCGAGATATGCTAACACAGAAGACTTTGCCAAAAGAGTTATTTAATTTAGACATACTTGACGGATCACCACCTTGCACAAGTTTTTCAACTGCTGGTGTGCGTGAAAGAGACTGGGGAAAAGAAAAAAGATTCTCAGAAGGGCAAGCATTACAGCGCCTTGATGATCTTTTCTTTGAATTTATTGCACTGGCTCAAAGACTACAACCAAAGATTGTAGTTGCTGAAAATGTTGCGGGTATGATTAAAGGAAAAGCGCGTGGATATATAAAAGAGATAGTTCAAGCCTATGATAAAGCAGGATATACAACTCAACTATTTAGATTAAACGGCGCAAATATGGGAATCTGTCAGGCTCGTGATCGTGTATTCTTTTTATCAGTTAGAAAAGATTTAAAACTTCCTAAGATCAATCTGCAGTTTAATGAAAAACTAATTGCATTTTTACAAGTTGAAAAGTGGATTGCTGAATTTCAAGACGAATACAGACCCTGTACAAATGAAGAATTAGATTTGCTTAAAAAATGCAAAGAAGGAAAATCATTGTCCTCAGTTCATCCAAAAGGGCATAGATATACTTATATGAAAATTGCTAGACATAAACCTATTCCGACAATTATAAGTGGCAATAACCATTTTCATTATGAGAAATTACGCCCGTTATCAACAAATGAATACTTAGCATGTTCATCATTTCCGATTGATTACAAATGGAACAATTGGAAACATCCAAAAAAGCGCTGGGCTATGGGAATGAGTGTGCCGCCATTTATGATTGAAAGAATAGCAAACGAAATATATAGACAATGGCTATCGGTGTTGTAATGGGCAGAAAGAGCAAACTGACGGATAAAGCACGGCGGGAGATACTACAAGTGATCTCTGTGGGCGGATCTAAGTCTCTAGCGTGCAAACATGCGGGGATAACTTTAACGACTCTCCTTAACTGGCTGGATCGAGGCAAACGAGCAAACAAGGGACTCTATTATGATTTTGTTTGTGAATTTCGTCAGGCTGAAGCCCGCCCCGACATTATGGCAATGGGGATCGTACATCGTGCCGTAAAAGAGGGAGACATCCGAGCGGCTCAGTGGTGGCTAGAGAAAAAGACAGGATGGGGACAGAAAGACGAGCCACAAGTACAGATCGCAATCACTCCTGAGAATATGAGCGTGACCCAACTATTAGCAGAAGCAGAGCAAGTCAGTCAGAACATGGCACAACTCGCGCCTCCGATTATTGATCTAGATGAGGAATAAAGATCGCGTATAAATTTATTTTGTGCAAAGTTATAAAAATATGTTGACATTATAAAAATATGTTGATAATATAAGAATGTACACAACAACAACGGAGCACAAAATGACTAAATCACAAGCATTCAGAAAGTATCAAAAAGCCGCAACAGCATACGAAGATCATATTTACACTTCAAGAGGTACAATGCGCGCTGTATTGAGCCATGAAAAAGCATACTTTGAAGCGCGACGCACAGAACTTCAGAACAAAATGCGATCAGCATACAAAGCATATAAAGCACTTTAATAATCAACAACAACGGAGCACAAAATGACAGATAAAAGAAGCATAGAACACAAGATCAAAGATCTTGTATTGGAAGAAATCGAAAACATGACGGCGGATCAAGTCAGACAAAAATTGCAAGATGTTGAAAAGCAATATGACGATCTAAAGTTTGATTTATGCTGCAAATACAAATCGATAAGCGACTGCAAAACTTTTGAAGATGTAGAAGA